AGTAGAGTACTGAGACATAGGAAAGGAAGTTTGGACTGTGTTTGGGAGTTACGGGTTGAGAGTGCCGGAATCGAGCCGGCGGAGGATTCGTTCAGTGTTCCTAGCGGCTTCGGACTGGAACGCTTTGATGGACGAAAGGTCTTGCTCCATCTGAGAAATCTTCGAGTCGTTCAGCGCTTGAAGTGCCTTCTGGTCGTTCTTCCACTCCTCAAGGTTTTGAACCCTTGGGTGGATGCTGGATATGAGTTGAGCGATCGGAACGATTCTATCGTTCACCCCTTGCTCAGTCGCGAAGATCGACCGCAGGTAGAGCATCGCTCCAATGCCGACCAGCACGGCGATTCGCCATGCATACGTCACCATGTCACTTATGCTTACGCTGTTTGGGAGTTTCATTGCGCTTTGGGTTTCCGGTCGAGAGGAGGGGTTCATCGGGTGGTGATGCTTCTGTTGTCCTTAACCCGGTGGATTTGGCTTTTGGCCTATCCTCAGTTCCTGACTCTAACGCTGTACGCTGAAGATCCGCAGGAACCGCATCCGCTTTTTTGGACAACGGCTTGGGTAGCACGAGCGCTGAGATCAGCGAGCTGCTGCGCGGCTCCGGTATTTTTTTTTTGATCCAGGTAAACCTGGTGGGTGATTTCTGAGATGAGGGGGTTTGTCGCAGCGGCCAGAACGCTGGCAGCGGGTTCGTCCGCTGCCAGCACCCCGAACCATGAACCACCACGAAGCTCTATGGGCTCGAAGGTAAACGCATACGCACCCACCTTGTGAGTGCGCGTTGCGTTAGATGTCTGAAAGTAACGCATCAGTGTACGTCACTGAATGCTTACGGGAGGACGGCTGGGTTTGGGACGTCGCAGCCCACGAAGTCAATCAGTGGGCAGTTGCCACTGAAGTTGTAGGCGATGAAGTGCCGGTCGGGGCGATCCACGAGAACCGTCCATTTCTTCGAGCGCAAGTTGTGAGACTTGGTGTTGGCAAGCATCACGCACTTGTAGAGCTCGTTCGTGGTCGGGTCGGGGTTCTTCCGGTTGACCGACATCGTACCGGCGATGCCGATGCGGACGTCGGACCAGTCGATGAAGAGCAGCATGCGGCCACGGCTCTTGAAGTTGACGCCACTGACCGTCGCTGGGAAGGCGCTCAGGTGATCATCGAAGAACGTGTCGTGGAACACCGCCCACTGACAGGTCTGGTCGGGGAGATCGTAGATGTTGTAGTTGAACATCACGATACCGTCATGGGTGATCTTCTGGTCGAGCTTCGCCATGCGATGCGTCTCCCAGCCAAACTTGGCTTTGTAGTACTTCGTCATCGCATCGAAGATTCTCGCATGCGTGAGCCGGTCGGTCATCGAGTCGATCACGGAGACGGAGTCGCCCTCGCTGTTGCGGTAGCGCATGAGCTTGTAGCACTCTTCCCAGATCGTCGGGAGGTCGAGGTCGGCGCCATTGAAGTCCATGACGCGGTTGCACTCGAGGAGGAGTGTGAAGATGCCGAGCGCATTGGCCTTGTAGCCAAGCGAGCACTCCGAGTCGGAAACGTCATAGACCTTCGGGAGGTCCATGTAGGTTTCAGCGGTCTGCTTCTCGTTGATCTTCTGGCCGAAGAACACGGAGCGCATCCAAGCCGCTTCAGAGAGGGCGGTGGCGATCTTGTTTTGCTCCGCCAGAGACATGTGAACGAAGCCGGACTGGTAGGCGTTGACCTTGCCCTTCAAGATCAGCTCGAGGGTCTTCTGGTAAGAGTCCTCAACGCAGCGCGACTCGCGGGTCGTCTGGATCCAGTTGACGACGATTTTCTTCGTCAAATCAGCCGGCATGTTTTGGCACCAGGACTCGCGGTCATGCACGCTGTTCGCGCCAACCTGCGCGACACCGAAGGTCGGCTGGTAGGGGAGCTTGCCAGCGCCATCCAAGGCGGTCCACCCGCCGGATGATACGTTGGGCTCAACAGTGATCTTCGCTTTCTTGGTCTGACCGACATCGGCGTCGATCGCGCTGATGATCGTGAACTGAAGCGTCTTCGCGTTCTTTGCGGTCGTGTCGTCCCAGGTGTAGACGATGAGCGTCATGCCGGGGAGGAAGTAGCGCTTGAGCGATTCAAGCGTGGTCTTCAGCCAGGACTCGCCAAGGTTGACCGTGAGATCCCAGGCCGAAGCGGGGATAACGCCAGTGCCGGCGCCGGTCGTGGCAACGCCAGCTTCGATCGTGAAGTACTGGTTGTTGATGAACGATTTTTGCGTGCGCTGGATGTAGGGCAGGATGATCGACTGTTCATCGATGTTCGTCGTGCCGAGCGCAGGCTTGATGTTTTTGATCGAGCTCTGGAGCAGCGTGTGCAGGCCCTTCTCTTGGATACCGAGAATCTTGGCCTCGGCCGCGCCGAGAATGACGCGGGCCAGATCGAGCTCCTTGTATTGCATCGCCTCAAACTCGTTGGGCGTGAGTCCCGTGATGGACGTGTTGGTCAGAGTACAGCCGCACGCGGAGTTGACCTTCACGACGCGCGGGAGACAGGAGGGGGCTAGTGGCATGTGAGTATTTTGTTACGTGCGCCTGTCAGTTACACCCAATCGGAGGCTCGCGATAGACATTCGCAAAAAAGGCCGCTTTTTCCGGCAACCGGAGAAAACGGCCCTTGTATTTGCGTTCGTAAAACCTCAGTCCGCTGGTTTTCCAAACAACGAATCACGCAGGAATGAGTCAGACGTGTCGGATTCGGGAGCGCCGACGTGCGCAGCGGAGGGGCGTTGGGCCGGAGGAGATGCGTCGTCCTGCGGAGCGGGCGTGCCGGCTGGCTTGCGGAAGTACCGCTGCAACCGATCGCGCTCACCCTTGATCGCGTTGCCCACGATTCCTTTCACTCTTCGCCGATAGAGCGTGAGAACCTCAGCGTCGGGGAGAGTCCAGAACTCAGCCCTGCGAGCCGGTTCCAGGTTGGCGTACTCGAGTCGCGTCACGTAGGCTTTACCGTTCCGGAACCGCTCCGGCTTGTTGGCGATTTCGGTTCGGTAGTCGGTGGAGATGTCGCGCACCATCTCGATCGCTCGGCGATGGGCGGGGTTGTTCTTGTCGTAAGCGGTGAGCGGGCGGCTGGTCTTGGGGTTGACGGTGGTCAGCTCAAGGAACGTCTGGGCGTCGTCAGAGGCGGCGCGCGTGATGTTCTCGGCGATGTCCACCTCGAGCGGGAATTGCTCCTTCACGTACTCCACTCCCTTTGCCGGGTCATTGAGCGCGGCCCGAACCTCATCGGGAAGAGACTCCAACAGCGCCTCCTTGAAGAACGCGGTCCCCTTGGCTTGGACGACCGGCTTGGTGAACTGGCGGAACGATTCGTCGTAGAGATCCTTCTGGCTCTCTTGAACCTCGGCCAGCGTTTCTTCCTTGGCCCGTGCCCGCTCGATCATGCGGACTTCATGCTGGGAGAGAGTCGGGCGGTTTTTATTCAGCCAGTCGGTGTACCGTGGATCCTGTTGGTCGAAGTCGGGAGCCGCGAGCTTGGCGGCATGCTCCTTCAGGAACTTGGACACTTTGTCGCCAAGACCCTTGTACTTCTCAGGGAACTTCTGCTCGGCAAACCGTGCAGCTTCGAGCTGGTCGCGCTCCTCCTCCAGCAGATCCTTCTCCCATGCGCGATCGTCTACGGCCGGAGCCGGTGCAGCGACAACAATGGGGGCAGGCGCAGCGACGGGGACGGGCGGCTCCTGCCGCACCCGCTTGCGGATGGGTCGCTCAACGGGCGCAGGCGCATCTTCCTTCTTCTCAGCGGGCGCGTCCGGCTTCTTCTCGTCCGGCTTCTTCGCGGCAGCGTCCTCCTTGGGAGGGTCGTTGATGTCGGCGAGAACCTCGTGGAGGTCACGCGAGCGAGGGCGACCGCCTGGCGGGGTCGTCTCCTTGGTAGGGTTTTCTTTCGCGGCTGCTTCGTCGTCACCCACGCTCGAGAAGAGGCGGGCCAGAAGAGCATCGGTTTGACTGTCGTCGGTTGCCGGAGTCGCGTCCGGCGGCGTCGTGGTGGTTTCTGACATAAAGGCTTACGCTGGCGGCGGAGATTGGAGCATCGCCTCTTCCGGCGCTTGAGCTGGAGGCGGCGCAGCTTCCTGTGGCGCGGGCGCTTGCTGAGGGGCGGTCATCTTCATCAGGAACTGCTCGATCTGCGTCACCTTTTCGGCGAGCTGGTTCAGCGTGTCCCCGTCGATCTGCTCCTCTTCGTTCGGGTCCATCTCGATCTTGAGATCCCATCCGGCGCCAGAGAGCCGGATAATCGTGTTGAGAAGCGAGTAGATCCGGCGGCGACCGATCGCCTTGACCAGCATCTCGGAGCCGAGAATCATCTGCGCCATCTGGACGAGGAGTTGCGCGGCCTGCGGATTGCTGGAGCGCTCTGCGCCGTCCCGCGAGTCGTAGGCATAGGTGTAGATCAACTCGGACACCTTGCCAGAAATCTTGATCTTCGCAGGGAGGACTACGCCAGGAGGCGGCTCCTCTCCGCGCGCCGGCTTAAAGCCTGCCGCCTTGAGCGTCTCTGACGTGTACCGACCAGTGACAGGCGCCTCGAAGGTTTCCGGCCCGTTCGTCACGTAGCTCTCGAATATCATGCGTTTCACGCCCGCCCGCTGCTCATCGATGCCGTCCGAAATGAACGTGTGCATGGTCGCCGTCGTGGAGGAAATCTCCTGCGCCTCGGTGGCGGAAATCTCACGCGGGTTCGACTCGCCAAGCTCGTTCATTGAGACGTTAGCCAGCCGGTCGATGATGCCGAGGAGGCGCATGATCGCCTGATAGCTCTGCTCGACCGACTGGGAAACCTGCGCCTGAACAACGGAGAATGCTGCGCGAGGATCCTGAATGCCGAGCTCCTTCAGCTTGGACATCGAGTACGTCAGGATTTTGGGCTCAATCAGAAAGTCTCGGACCTTGGATCCGTCGCGCAGGTATTTGACCATCTCAGGCCCGAGAGAGTCTTCGTCCAGCATCCACAGCTGCACCATGCCGGTCCTGATATTAAAAAGCATCTGCGTGCACAGGTTCGTGATCTGGTCCTGGTACGGCAGGAGTTCCTCCGCGAAGCTGATGCTGCGCTCGCGCCCGTCGTGCTGGTTGAACCCGCCATAGGCTGCTGGAATGGACGGCATCCACTCGGCGCCGACGACGGTTCCGTCGCCCATGACGGTGAAGCGGACCCAGACGGGCAGAGCGTAGTTCGCAATCCCCTCGTCCTTGGGGTTGATCAACTCAAAGTGCTGAGTGTGGAGCACGCCGTTGTCGGCATTGGTGCCCGAGTACTGGCCCACCAATGACGCGCGGTCATTCTTGTCTGCCGGCGAGCTGGTGATGTCCGGCAGCTTGAGGACGGTGGGGTCGAAGTAGAAATCGAAAAACGTCCGGTGGGCGTTCAGCA